AAAATTATAAATACGAAATAGAAGTAATATGAAAGAAAAGCCAAGCTACTATGCAATAATCCCTGCTGAAGTAAGATACAGTAAAACATTAACACCTAACGCTAAATTACTTTATGCAGAGATTACTGCTCTTTGTAATATGAATGGTAAATGTACAGCTTCAACTGAATACTTTTGCAGACTGTATGAAGTAAGTAGAGCATCAATTCAAAATTGGCTTAAAATGTTAGACGATAATGGTTATATAATAAGGGTCTTAATATATAGACAAGGTAGTAAAGAAATATTGTCTAGGTACATTAAATTAGTGGACAAGCCTAGTCTAAAAATGTGTACAGATAATACTAATATAAATATAACTAATACTAATCTTACAGATAGTAATAAAAAGGCGTTCTTTAAAAAACCAACTGTTGAAGAAGTTCATCAATATTGTAATGAAAGAAAAAATAAAGTATGTGCAGATGCCTTTATTGATTTTTATGAAAGCAAAGATTGGATGGTTGGAAGTAATAAGATGAAAAATTGGAAGGCTTGTGTTAGAACTTGGGAAAAAAGAGAAAATAGAAATAATAACACTTTACCACATAGACATCAGAAAGGTCAAGATTATGGTGACGGAACATTTTAAATTATGAGAACAATAGAAGATACATTTAAACAAGCTGACTTTCTTAAACCTAAAGTTTACAACAGATATAAGCTAGGAACTAAAGAAGAATTAAAAGAAATGTTTAATAAGGCTTTTAAGTATTATGACAGAACTATTGATAAGTATGAACATCTTCCTGCTTATGATGAAATTATTGATTGGATGGTAGACACAAGAGGTAGAGGTTTGATGCTTATGGGAGAATGTGGTTTAGGTAAATCAACTATTTTAAATTATGTAATACCTGCTATATTCAGAACCAAAACAAATAAGGTGTTAAGGAGTGTACCTGCTAAAGAATTAGCAGCAGTAGAAAAAAACGTTGCACCATTTATTATAATTGATGACTTAGGAACTGAAAGCATTAAGAATGATTACGGTACAAAGATAGACGCTGTTGCTGACGCTATTTCTTATGCTGAAGACAGTTCAAAGACTTTACTAATAACAACTAACCTATCACCAAATTCACTTAAAGAAAGATATGACGAAAGAACTTTGGATAGACTAAGAAAGTGTAAGGTAGTAATTATTAAGGGTAAAAGCTTTAGAAAATGATAGGATGGGTATTAATAACAGCCGTAGTAATGTGGCTAATAAGAAAATTGAAATGAAGATATTAACAATCGTTTGGGGAATAATAATTTTACTTTGTATTTTAGAAGCTTATTATTGTTCTAAGTTTGAAGATGAAATTTGAAAGAAAAGCACATAGAGAAAGACAGAACAAAGCCTTAAAACAGTTTTGCAATCATTTTGATTTGACTTATGGTTCACATCAGGAATATGCTCACATAGACGCAGTTCTATATAACAAAGGAAAGATAACAGGCTTTGCTGAAGTAAAAGGAGTTCATAAGAATATAGAGGACGGACAAGATGTTATTGTAGCAATGCGTAAAATTGTAAGAGCTCAACAACTTCAAGTCAATAGTGGGAAACCTGTAGCGATTATATGGGCTTTCAATAATGCTATTGTCTATGAAAGAATAAATAATTTAAAAGGAATTTTTTATTATGGAGGTAGAGCAGTAAGAGAAGGAAGCACCTTTGACCAAGAACAACTCGTTAAAGTATTAATTAAAAACTTAATAAGAATTGAAGAAGACAGTCAGTAAATTAAAAAAGGAACTTGACAAGTGGTTCAGTCTTTACATAAGACTTAGAGAAGCTAACGAATACGGAATGTGCCAATGCTTTACTTGTGGAATAGTAAGACACTACAAAGAAGGTATGCAGAACGGACACTTTCAAAGTAGGAAGCATTTATCTACAAGATTTGATGAGGAGAATTGTCAGGTTCAGTGCTTGAAATGCAACGTATATTCTTGGGGTGAACAGTATAAATTTTCGTTAGCTTTAGAGGGAAAGTATGGAGAAGGAAAAGCTGAGGAATTACAATACTTAGCTAGAACAACTTTAAAGATAAGTCGTGTTGAATATGAAGAAAAGATAAGTTATTACAAATCGCTTGTTGATAAGTTAAAAAAAGAAAAAGGAATTGAGTAACAATTTTTATATCTTTGGCGTATGATAGAACCGATATACGCAAGTGAGGAACACAAGAACATAATTGAAACTTATATAACAATGTGTACTGAGTTCGCAAAAGATGTAAGTTCAAAATCAAGATACAATAATTTTTTAGATGTAGTAGATGTTATCTTGGAATACCACAACAACTATGGTAAAGGAGTTAGAGAAAATAATTGGTACGATTGGATTATGATAATACCAACAAACCTTTCAGTAGCTACAAACGGTTTCTTTGCAGGACTTGAAACTAAAACTAATGCTTCAATAATAAGAGCTTACAAAGTAGTTTTAAGTGAAATGGTTTTTGATGTAGTAGATAAAATTGACGCTTTAGAACAAGTAAATGACTGATATATACGCAGAAATATCTAAGCTAAGTTCTTTCTTTAGAAATATGTGTTACGGTATAACGCAAGATGAAGAAGCTATTAATGACGCTTGTCAAGAAATGTTCTTGTATTTCCTACAGATGAACCCTGAAACATTAAAAAACATTTATGAGAAAGATGGTATCAAAGGAATAAAAGGTTATGGTGCTGTAGTATTAAGAAGAAGCCTAACAAGTGTAAGAAGTCCCTTTTATTATAAGTATAAAAAATACTACACTAATTTGGTAGGAGTATATATGACAAGCTCTAGTCAGAACGCTTTTCATAAAAGTATCTATAACTTGCCTGAAGAAATAGAAGATAATTACAAATGGGAAAGGCTTGAAGAAATTGACCAAGTATTAGATAAACAAACTTGGTACGATAAGAAAATATTCGAATTGTACTACCAAGGAGAGACACTCGATAGCCTAGCTCGGAAAACAGGAATAAGCAGAAACAGTTTATTTACTACAATAGATAAGGTAAGGGAAATACTTAAAAAAGAATTGAATGAATAAGTTCTTTGTACCTAATGAAGTCTATGAAGATAGAATAACTATTTGTAAGTCTTGTGTTTATTATTTTAAACCTACAGGAACTTGTAAGGACTGTGGCTGTTTTATGAAGATTAAAGCAAGACTAGCTCCAATGGGTTGCAGTCAAAAGAAGTGGGAGAAAACAACAGAGATAGAAACACCTGATACTTTACCTCAGGAAATAGTAGACGAAATTTTAGATATGTGGAAAGACTTAAAAACAGGTAGAGCAAAAGACCAAGCTGCAAAAAAGAGAATGATTGAAACATATAATACAATATACAATACTAACTACAGTACTAGAACGAATTGTGGCTCGTGTATATCAACTTGCTTTGATGGAATAAAAAAACTATATAAAGAATATGCTAAGGGCTAAACTTAACTTAAATAACAAAGCGGTTATTTTCTTATTTTTTTCTGAACCCTTAGCGTATTCATAACTTAAATAAATAGATATGAAAAGAACTTACAAAACAATTAAATGGGTATTGAACAGCCACATTAAAAAGAATGTCCGCAGTCTTTGGACTTGGGAGAACGACAACTTTACTTGTATCTTTGAAAACTATGACGGAGATAGCAGAATATACACACCACACCAATTATTAAAACTATTAACAGATGACACAGAACGAGAAACTAATTAAAAACCTAGAAAATATGCCAATAGACTTAGATTACAAAGCAACACCTGAACCAAGTTACTATTCAGGAAAGAAGTATGGTTACTCAGCAAGAAAAGTAGTAGAGGACTTTCAACCTGATAGCTACAACATAGGAACTGCAATAAGTTATTTATTAAGAGCAGGTAAAAAGGAAGGTAACCCTGCTGAACAAGATATACAGAAAGCAATTAATCACTTACACTTTGAACTAGACAGATTACACAATGACACTTTATAAATGCGAATGTGGTAAAGAACAAAAAGAAGTTGGCAAAGCTACAATAGTTTTAAGGGATAAGAAATGGGTATGCAAAGAAGCTCAATGTAGTTGTGGTAAGTATATGGATAGCAAACCAACAGACGGTATGCCTAGTCTTAAAAGAACAGAACCTACTCTAAGTATGAAACGAGACAAGCTATGGGAAGGAGCAACAGAAAAGATAAGAAGTAAAGTTGAGTAATGAAGTTTGTAATAAAAGATAAAAGAGATAAGCAAAGCCTATTCAGTTACCTTAAGGAATTAGAGAACGACTACATAGTAAGTGTAAAGAAACAAAGAAACACAAGAAGCAATATGCAGAACAGTTACTATTGGAAATGTATCGTACAAGGACTAGCAGAAGAACTAGGATATTTTCCTAATGAGATGCACGATGCTTTAAGAGCTAAGTTCTTGTCTGAATATGAAATGATAAGTTGTAACGATAATCAAATAGTAATAAATAAAATAGGAAGTACAACAGCTTTAAACACTAAAGCCTTTGAGCAATACACAGAACAAATAAGAGTATGGGCTTTAACTGACTTAGGTATAAAGCTTATGCTTCCAAATGAATATGAGTAATTTCTATTATATAATATGGAAAAAGAACAAAAGAGGACACAGGAGGGTAAAAAGAAACTACTAGCTGCACTAGAAGTATCATTAGGTATAGTAACTGAAGCTTGTGAGAAAGCAGAAATAACAAGAAGCAGACACTATGCTTGGTATAATAGTGATGAAGAATACAAAAAGTCAGTTGATGATATTGACAGTAAGTTTATTGACTTTGCTGAAACAAGTTTAAAGAAACAAATAAAAGAAGGGAACACAACAGCTACTACTTTCTTTTTAAGAACAAGAGGTCGTAAGCGTGGTTACAATGAGAAACAAGAAATAGACCTAACTTCAGGAGATGAAAGAATTAAAATTAATATAAACCTTGGTGATTAAACCTAAGCTATTAGAAATTAATCCTGAATTTACACCAAAGCAAAAGGAATGCTTAAAGTATTTATTAGACGATAGCACTAAAGAAGTATTATTTGGTGGTGCAGCAGGAGGTGGAAAATCTTGGGTAGGTTGTAGTTACTTAATTACTATGTGCCTAACATATCCTAAGACTAGGTATCTAATGGGGAGGTCTAAATTAGACGCATTAAAAAAGACTACACTAAATACATTTTTTGAAGTATGTACTGCTTGGAATTTAAAAGCTATAAAGGACTACACCTTTAACGGTTCAAGTAATGTGATAACCTTTTACAATGGTTCTGAGATAATCTTAAAAGACTTGTTCTTATACCCATCAGACAGAAACTTTGATAGCTTAGGTTCACTTGAAATAACAGGAGCATTTATTGATGAAGCAAATCAAGTAACTGAAAAGGCTAAAAATGTAGTAGCTTCAAGGCTTAGGTATAAACTTGACGAGAACGGTTTAATTCCTAAACTCTTGATGACTTGCAACCCTGCTAAGAATTGGGTGTATTCAGAGTATTACAGACCTGCACAAGATAATACAATAAAGCATTACAGGAAGTTTATCCAATCATTAGTTATAGATAATAACTATATTTCTAAGCATTATGAAACACAACTATCACAATTAGACGAACTAAGTAAGCAAAGACTTCTATTTGGTAATTGGGAGTATGACGCAACTGCTGATAGTTTAATAGATTATAATTCTATAATGGGAATGTTTAGTCAGAAAGGAATAGAAGGTGATAAATACATAACTTGTGATGTAGCACGATTTGGAAGCGATAAGACGGTTATAATGCTTTGGCAAGGGCTTCACATTAGATATATAAGAACATTGCTTAAATCGGCTGTAAATGAGGTTGTGGACGAAATAAAGAAACTACAACAAGAGAATGGAGTTAATCTTAGAAATATTATAGTAGATGAGGACGGAGTTGGTGGAGGTGTAAAAGATTATCTAAGATGTCAAGGGTTTACCAATAACGCAAGAGCTTTAAAAGGTGAGAACTATCAGAACCTAAAGACGCAATGTTATTACAAATTAGCTGACCAAATAAACAAAGGACAAATTGGAGTAAGTTGTTCAGATGTAAATGTAAAGAATTACATAACGGAAGAATTGGAACAAGTAAGAACTAAGGACGCTGACAAAGATAACAAGTTGCAAATAATTCCTAAAGATACAGTCAAAGCAATTTTAGGTCGTTCTCCTGATTATGCAGACGCTTTAGCTATGCGAATGTATTATGAGATAGATAGCAACTTTGGTAAGTATTATGTACAGTAAACTAAATCGTTAAACTAAAAACAACAAATTTCTATTATATAACAGATGAAAGTAAAAGTCAAAAAGGAAGGTAAGGTAAAAGAGTTCAAATTGATTAACAGTTGGGAAGAT